AAGTATATGACCGTTAGTGTTTGTACCCATCACTAAATCATCACCTGTTATAGTCAAGTCACCTGTTACAACCACATCACCACTAAACGTTGCTTTACCATTCAAAGCCATATCTATGTCAAGAGCAGTTATTGCACTAGAACCATCTGTGCCTTTTATCGCAAAGTTTCTATCGGCTGTGCTTACAGTTAGTTCGGCATCACCTGAATTATTAGCTATGTCAAGAATAGATGTACCATCATCTTTAAAGGTAACGTTAGCACCGTCTGCATCAAGTATAATATCGCCTGATGAATCTAACGTTATGTCTGTGCCATCGTTTGTTATGGTGTCGAGAGCAATAGATCCAACGTTAGTAATATTTGCATCACCAAAATTCAATGCACCTGCAACTGTCAAAGTTCCTGATACGTCTACATTACCATTTATATCTATAGTTGTTGCGGCTATTTGTATTTCTGTATCAGCTACGAGGTCGAGTTGTCCATCGGCACTCGAATTGATGTATATAGCTGTGTCTCTGAATTGTAACTTCTCTGTAGAAGCAATAAGTATGTCGTCACTAAACTCAAAATAATCCTCATCTTCCATCCATTTAAGGACACCATCATTTGACTCACCATCAAATGTAATTGTTATATCTGTTCCTGCAGTCGCTGCACCGAATGTTAATGTGTTACCTAATAACTTAGTTACAGGACCACCTTCATTAGCTGTACCATCGTGGGTATGCCCACTTGATGCTTGAAATGCTGCTAATAGTTGGTCAAATTCGTCATTAGTATGTGCGGCAGTGATTGTATCTCCGTCTGCATACGTAGATTGTCTGGTATAAGTTGCTCCCATCTACCTTCTAGCTCCTAGTTGATATTCCATTTGAAATCCTTTTAGAGAATATGGTGCTGTACTATTGCTACCATCCTCTATTCTTATTGCAACAGCAAATCCTGAACCTTCTACAGCCTTTCTAACGATAGGTTGAGTAGGACCTCCATAGGATGCCACGCCATAAACTACTGACCCATATATACCTGCAACATTTAAACTATCTAACGGATAAGCAGCAGGTCGGGTCGATTCTGCTGATTCATAATCATACCGAACAAACATATCTGCATCGATTGTTGATTCAGGTGCATAGTTTATATTTACTCGTTGCATGTGTTTTCTTATTCCCGGATCATTCATAGTAAGATCAGGACTTCTATACTTGCCTTGAATAAGTTCTCCATTAAAGGTATTACCTTGATCTTGGCGATATATGTACCCATCAAATCCACCATGAATAGGTTTTACATCTCCTTCTGAAATGATTGTGTCTGTACAAGCAGGTCTTATGCCTTTAAGTTTAGAAAACTCAAATGTCTGACCTTTCATAACACAAATAACTCCTATTGTACTCTTTTCTCCACCACCTGATTTTGAAAAGAATATTCTGTATTGTGTTTTATCGGGTATTACTAAAGATTCAAAGGATGCAGAATCAGATATATTATCTCTAAACAAAGTTTGAACGTTGTTACTTATAGTGCCTAATTCAACGTCACCGATTCTTGCAGTACCAGCAATAGTACGCAAGCCATCAGGCCCTAAGAATATTAAGTCACCTGCAAATTCTTGGATTGTGTCACCATTTATACATCCTATTTTTCTTGTAACAGGGACCATTGCAAAGTCAGCTTGAGATGAACCACCTAATTTAAATATTCTGTTTTCGCAAAAAATAAATAAATTGTCACGGAAAACCTTAAGTCCTACAATTGTATCATCAACTTTTATGCTACCTGCACCGATAGCAACACTAAAGCTATCTTCAATAAAAGGTACACTAAATATTACTTCTTGTTTATTAGCAGACATACCTGCATAAAACATGTGATCTTTAAACGCTGTTACAAACTTTGCACCCAATACTGCAGGTGGAAATAAATCTGATACAAAGACACCTAGCTCATGAGCTGCGGCAACACTACTTGATGTTGCTCTAGTTACTCCAGTAAATGTTGTTGAAGTTTTTCCTGTGTATGTAAAAGTTTCGCCACCTATTAATAAAGACCCTGAACTAGCAAATTGAGATGTGTCATTAACTGTGATTGTTCCTGATCCTGTCATACCTGTGTCTGCCGCTATCGCTACAAGCAGAGTTGTAACTTCTCCAGTTCCTGTACTAGAAGGAGATACATCTGTAGCTGTAAGAGAGGTGTTAAAAACAGTAGGTGCATTTGCACCATCTACAACAATTAATTTATCATTGCCATCAAAATTAAATTTTTCAAAATTGTACTTGCTTGCACTAGTTCTACCACTATCTATGCTAGTCCATGTTTCAGAAACAACATCAGGAACTGCGTGAGCTGCTGCAGTTGTGCTATTTGCGGCTCGTGTTACACCTGTTAAAGTTGTCGCAGTCTTTCCTGTATAAGTAAAGTCTTCAGAATTAATTACTACTGTTCCACTAGAAGAAAAAGAAGTACTATCTTTAACGAGAAGAGAACCTGACCCAGACATAGTATCATCGGAAGCTATTTTTGTTCTTAAGGTAGTTGAAGCAGATCGGTATATACTTGTTCCTCTAGCCCCAATAACGTAGTCACTAAATATAGTACTCATAAGAACAGGCTCAGTGCTTACTGCTGTCTCAGGAACTATTGAGTTTACATAAGGTTTAAATCCATTTATTCTTCTGTACCCACCCTCAGTGTCAGGCTCAAAGTTAGTTAACTCTAGTGCCTGTCCGGGTTTCATTATAAATGTAGATTGGTTAAGAACTAACCCACCTTCACATACAAATGGAAATGCAGCGGTTTCACTTAAGTCAGCCACTTATACTGCCCTCATATAATTCTTTCTGTTTATTAGTTCTACCCTCATTCGTTTGATACCATCTTCGTATTCCTTGAGGGCGTATTGTGCTGTTTGTACGTCAGACCTAAACATATAAGTGTAATACTTTGCACGAGCATTTACTACAGGTTCAAATCTAGTTGGTATTATCCCTGTATCATCGTGAGATGATAAAGCAGTGTTTGTTACGTAGTAATCAAATTTTATTGTTCTGTTGCTCGTGTCTGGTATTGGTGTAAGACCCAACTCGTCATTATATGTTGTATACACAAATTCAGGATCAGCAAATTTATCCGTGTCTGGTTTAGCATCTCTTTCTCTATATTTCTCATTGTATTCCTCATAAGATAAATATTTAAGTGGTATTGATGATATGTTTTCCATCAATTGAACTAATTTAACATATGCGGCAGACCCTGCTGATTCAGTAAATGTAACATAGTGAGTTGTTGCTGTAGCTGTAAATGTAACTTCAGATAATAATACTTCGTTGCCACTTGCTATAGTAAGAGTAGATGATTTAGTTTGTGTGCCACCTGAACTAGTGCCAATATCTAAAGTAAGTGTAGAACCACTAGTTTGTATAAGTACAACGTAAGATTTTCCTACAATTAAATCGTTAACTGCTTGTGTTGCTTTTGCACTAGTAAGTAGAAGTGTGTTACCAAACTTAGAACTTGCTGCAGGAGAACCTGAAACCGTAGTCCAACTAGTTATACTAGCCGATCCTGATATTTCAAAATCACCATTTGTTATGTAATCTTTTGGTTGTAAAAATACATTGTCGTAGTCTATATACTTAAGAGTAGATGCTATAGATGCAAAACTATAAAGTTGTTTACCTGCAATTGCATCAACTGAACCTTCTGCTCTAGTAAAGGGCCAGTTAAGCTCAGAATTAAGTACATCCGATATAGCTCTATTAATGTAATCCTTTACAGTAGTCTGTACACCTCTAGAACTTGTAAAGTTAGAACTAGTTAACTCTACCTCGTTCATATCTCTTAGTACATTATTGACTAGGGTAAGATATGTGCTTGCCATGTATTATTTACTTTCGGGGGTATCAATCTCTTTAGGATTGTTTTCAGC